CGTAACATTTTCTGGCCCATTTACAGAAGATGATTTTGATACAGGGGCAGGAACAATAAAAGTAGATACAACGATTGTTGGACTTAAAGTTTTTCGTGAAGAATTATTTATATTTGGTGAAGATAGAATATTTAAGATAACAGGCTCATCAAGTTCTGATTTTGCTGTTACACCAGTTACTCGTAGAATTGGTTGTGTAGATGGTAAAAGTATACAAGAGCTTGGAGGTGACTTAATTTATTTAGCACCAGATGGACTTAGAACTATTGCCGGTACAGAAAGAATTGGTGACGTAGAATTAGGTACAGTATCTAAACAAATACAAGATAGAATTGCAGAAATAGGTACTGATAATATTACATCTACAGTTATTAGAGGTAAATCACAATATAGATTGTTTTATCCTACAACTGGACAAACAGAAGGAACAGCAAAAGGAATAATTGCAGTATTAAAAGCAAATCCAGAAACAGGAACATTAGGATTTGAATATTCTGATATAAAAGGATTAAAACCTTCTGCAACAGATTCTTTTTTTGTAAATAGTACAGAAACAATAATACATGGTGGATATGACGGATATGTGTACAAACAAGAATCGGGAGGTTCTTTTACAAGAGCAGGGTCTACATTTACTATTACAGGTTTTTACCGCTCACCAGATATGTCACTTGGTGACCCCGGTATAAGAAAAAATATGCAACGAGCTTTAGTTAACTATAAAGTTAATGAACAAATGGATACAACTAACCAAACATTTACATTACGATATAATTACGATGACACAAATACTCCTCAACCTTCCTCTTACTCATTTTCTTCTGCACAAGTTGCGGCATTTTATGGTAGCGGTCTTTACGGAACTTCTGCTTATGGCTCATCTGGATTTCCATTGGAGCGAGTATCTGTGGAAGGGTCTGGATTTGTTGTGGCATTTAAATTAGAAGATGAGAGTACAAAACAAGCTTTATCCTTACGGGGATTTGAATTAGAATACATTAACGGAGGAAGAAGATAATGGGAGCGACCTATACAAGACAAAGTACTATTACTGATGGTGCAGTCATTGAGGCATCACATTTTAATGATGAATTTGACCAGTTATTAGCCTTTGCGGCTTCTAGCACAGGACATACTCATGATGGTACAAGTGCTGAAGGTGGCCCAATTACTAAACTACTTGGTAACACATTAACATTTGGTGCAGGCACTGCAGGAACAGATATAGCAATTACATTTGATGGAGAATCAAATGATGGTGTTATGAAATGGATGGAAGATGAAGATTACTTTGAGTTTTCCGATGACCTTCTTGTAGCTAGTACAGAAAAATTACAGTTTAGAGATACAGCAATATATATTAATTCATCTGCTGATGGACAATTAGATTTAGTTGCTGACACAGAAATACAAATAGCGGCTACAACTATAGATATAAATGGTGCTGTTGCACTTAATGGTGCTATTACAGGTGCTACTAATATTACTTTATCTGGTGAATTAGATGCGGCTACTTTAGATATATCGGGTGATGCGGATATTGATGGTACACTTGAAGCAGACGCAATAACTATAAATGGAACTGGAATAGGTTCTATCTATCAAGTTTTAGCAGGTAGTTCAGATACAGTAATAACTGGAGCGTTAAACTCTGGTTCAATAACTTCTGGATTTGGAACTATTGATACTGGCTCCTCAGCAATTACAACAACAGGATTAATTAGTGGTGGCTCATTAGACATTGATAATGTTTTAATTAATGGAACAACAATAGGACATACTGACGACACTGATTTAATGACATTAACAAGTGGTGTCTTAACAGTTGCAGGTGAAGTTGATGCAGTATCATTAGATATATCGGGTAACGCTGATATTGATGGCACATTAGAAACAGATGCGTTATCAATAGATGGAACAACAATTACTTCAACTGCGGCAGAAATAAATATTTTAGATGGTGATAATAGTGCTTCAACAGTAACTATTGCAGATGCTGATAGAATTATCTTAAATGATAATGGCACAATGAAACAGGTTGCTGTTAGTGCACTTAATACTTATACAAGTTCAAGTATAGCGGCTGATGATATTGGTACTGGTGATGCGGCAATAACTATTGCAACATCTTCTGGTAATATTACAGTAGATGCTCAAGCAAGTGATGCTGATATTATATTTAAAGGCACAGATGGTGGTGTAGATATAACTGCTTTGACTCTTGATATGAGTGCGGCAGGTGCGGCAACATTTAATAATAAAATTATTGCAACTGAATTAGATATATCTGGTAATGTTGATATTGATGGTACATTAGAGGCAGATGCAATTACTGTAAATGGTACAGCTTTAGCAGAAACTATTTCTGATACTGTTGGAGCTATGGTAGGTTCTAATACAGAAACAGGTATTTCTGTAACATATGAAGATAGTGATAACACTTTAGATTTTGTATTAGGTTCTTCTCAAACAACTATCTCATCTTTAACAAATGCAAGTTTAGTTATTGGTAGAGATGCTGATAACGATATAGATTTTGCTACTGATAATAATATTATATTTAGAGCGGCAGGTGCAGACCAAATAAAACTTCAAGATGGTGCGTTAGTTCCAGTAACAGATAATGACATTGACCTTGGTACTAGTTCTTTAGAATTTAAAGATGCATTTTTTGATGGTACTGTAACAGCAGATGCTTTTGCAGGGCCTTTAACTGGTGATGTAACTGGTAATGTATCTGGAACTGCGGCTACAGTAACTACTGCGGCTCAATCTAATATTACTTCTTTAGGAACACTGACTACACTTACTGTTGATAATGTAATTGTTAATGGAACAACAATAGGTCATACTGACGATACAGATTTAATTACTTTAGCAGATGGTATTGCAACTGTTGCAGGAGAAATATCTGTAACTACCTTAGACATAGGTGGTACAAATGTAGCGGCAACTGCCGCAGAATTAAATATTATGGATGGTAATACATCTGCAACATCTACTACTTTAGCAGACGCAGATAGATTAGTAACAAACGATAATGGAACGATGGTGCAGGTAGCACTATCTGATGTAAAAACGTATTTATCAAGTGCAGGATTTTCTACCGAAGACCCAACTGCCCTTGCAATTGCATTAGGATAATAGGAGGATAAATGGCTAATACTTTTAAAGTAGTAACTAAGGCAGGTGTAACCAGTGCTGATGTTATCTATACAGTAGCAAGTTCTACAACAACTGTAGTTCTTGGTGTTATGGTAGGTAATACAACAACTGGCCAAATCACTGCTACAGTTAGTTTAGGTTCAGATACCTCTAACAGAGCAGGAGCAAATAACGAAGCAAACCAAACAGTTGAACTCGTTACTAATGCACCGGTTCCTGTTGGCGGAACACTTGAACTACTAAGCGGAAATAAAGTAGTAATGGAGACAACAGATACACTGTCACTGACAGCATCTGGTGCGGCTGATATTGCTTTGTCAATCATGGAGATAACATAAGATGGCTTTTATAGGTACACCTTTAGATACCAGAAATACTTTTCAATCTCTTCAAGGTAAGAGGTTTAATGGTGATGGAAGTACAACTGCATTTACTTTAGATGTAGCACCTTCCTCAGTATTAGACATTGAAGTATTTGTTGGTAACGTACGTCAAGACCCTAACTCAGCATACACTTTATCTGGAACAACACTAACGTTTACTGGTGCACCTCCTTCTGGCACAAACAATATTTATGTTGTTCATCAAGCTAAAGCTGTGGGTACAATAGGCATACCAGATGATACTATTTCTGCTAGAACATTAGTTACATTAGATAATTCTGCTGACCATGTATTAATAGAAGATGCTACAGATGGTGCTCTTAAAAAAGCATTAATACCTGCGGCTTCGTTTGCAGGAATAGATGACCAAACATCATCTAACGATGACCAACTTACAATCACAGATACAGCAGTAGTAATTAATGAAGATTCTGACGATGTAGACTTTAGAGTAGAGTCTAATGGCAATGCAAATATGTTATTTGTTAGTGGAGGTAATGATGTTGTTGGAGTAGGTGCAGAAGGTGACTTAGGTGTAGGATTACATATTAAAACTGCTGATACTAGTGGTAGTGTGTCTGGAGATGCTGATGAATTAGTTATTGAAGGAACTGGTCACAATGGAATGACTATTTTAAGTGGTGCTTCACACGAAGGAAGAATTAATTTTGGAGATAGTGGTGCTAGTAATAGAGGGTTTTTTTCTTATGACCATTCCGCCGATGCCGCTTTTATTGGAACTGGTGGAAATAATATTAGAGTAAAAGTTGCGGCTGATGGCGATGTTTTAATAGCAAAAACTAGTCTTAATGCAACAACAACAGGTCATGAATTAAAAGCTAGCGGACAAGCTGTTCACACTGAAAATTCTAGTGGTGATGTTGTTATGATTATAAACAGACAAGGCGATGATGGTAGTTTAATCTCTTTTAAACAAGCAAATTCACAAGAAGGTGTTATATCAGTTAGTGGAGCGACAGTATCATACAGCACTTTTTGTGGAAGTCACTGGTCAAGGCTAGCAGATAATTCAAAACCAACAATATTGCGTGGTACAGTTTTGGATAGCATTGCAACTTTATGTGACTGGTATCAAGTTGAATATAAAAAAGATAAAGAAACATTAACAGAATATATCGGTGCTTTACCAAGTGGTAAAAGTGTAGGAGATAGTCATAAAATTACAGTGGATGGTATTGAATATGAAGGCACTATTTCTAAAGAAGAAAATGAAAGGTCACCTATGTGTAAAATTTCAGACACAGAGGATAGTAAAGCTATTTATGGTGTATTTTTAGATTGGGATGTTCATGATGATAAAGTTAATGATATGTACGTTGCATCATTAGGTTCCTTTGTCGTTAGAATACACAAAGACGAAACAGTTGCTATTGGCGATTACCTACAAAGTAAAGGTGATGGCACAGCAAAGAAACAAGCAGATGATATTTTACGAGCAAGTACAATTGCTAAAGTAACATCAACAGAAAAAACACATACATATGATGATGGCTCTTATTGTGTGCCATGTACATTACATTGCGGATAAGAGGGGTAACACATGAGTAAAACACAAATACCAACAGGTGGCATAGCAGATGATGCAGTAGAAAATACAAAACTGGATTTAACTTCTGATTATGCATTCAGTGGTACTATTACAGGAGATAATAATAATTTAGTTCCTCTTTCAACAATTACAACAAATAATTCAGCAGTAGGTAATTTTACTTTTGATAATGTTTTTGACTCTACTTATGAATCTTATAGAATTTTAGGTTATGTTGCTCCTGATACATCAGGAAATCCTTTACAGTTTGAATGGAGAACAGGAAGTTCAGGCTCAAATGCTACATATACAAGTACAAATTATAACTGGATACATTTTGGAGCAAGAATAGATAATGGTGACGGAACTGGCTCTGACATAGCTGGAGATTATAGTGATAGCAAAGCAAAAATATCAGCACATACCGTACAATCAGATGCTAGCTCATCTTATACAGCTTTTGATATGACACTTACTGACCCAAGAGCAGTTTTTATGTCAAGATGTAATTGGTATGGAGTAACAACTTATCAAAATGCTTCAAGTCATAGACATTTTAATGGAACATTTGGAGGGTCAATGAACGCAGATGCAAATGCTACAGGAATAACTTTTAGTTATACAGGAGTAAATATTAAATACGGAAGAATAACAATTTACGGAATAAAACATGACTAGATATCACGCAACACCTAATGGGTTAGTACAATTTACAGCAGAAGAAGAAATTAAAAAAGATAATGAATTAGCTTTAGCTAATAGTCCTGATGAAAAATTAAAACAAATTAAAAGTATTAGATTACAAAAACTAATTGAAACTGATTACCTTGCTAACTCTGATGTAACAATGCCAGACAATATAAAAACTTGGCGACAATCTTTAAGAGACATTCCACAAGATTTTAGCACGGAAGAACAATACGATTTACTTCTAGCTAGAGATAGTGATGGAAACTTAACACATACAATTTGGGAGAAAGCATAATGCCTTTTACAACTCTTACAAGTTCGGCTTATACAACTTTAGACGCAACTAAACTTACAGGAAATTTGCCTGCTATTAGTGGTGCTAGTTTAACTGGGATTAGCGGTGGTAAGGTTTCACAAGTAAAAGAATTTCATTATACATCATATCTAGCAAAAACAGATAGTAGT